TCAGCCAGCCACTTCCATCTTCGCCCGCGTTTTGAGCCCGCCGTTGCCGTCCATGGTGTGTTCGGCTTCCCCGATCAGCCACTTTTCGCGGTCGATCTCCGCCTTGAAGCCGCTGGTGGTGGCCTTCATGCCGGGGGCGATCAGGGCATCGCCCAGCGCCAGGGTGAGATCGAGCGAGGCGGCGGCGCGCTTCAGGCGATTGGTTTCGGCGGCGGCAGCGGCGCTGGCATCCGCCTCGCTGGCGTAAATGCGTTTCAGCCGCTTGCGGTTCTTGCCGCCGGCACCGGTCGTCTTGCGCGCCGCCGCGCCGCGATCGTGCCATTGGGCCTCGGCACCATCCTGCCCCTGTTCGCGGGCGGAGCGGCGGTAGGCCGCCCTGCTGGTCCGCTGTCGATCGATGACCAAGGCGCCGATCGGCTTGCCGGTGGCCGTGGTGGTGGCGTTGATCGGCGCGAGGATGAGGCAGCCGCCCTTGACCGTGGCGACCGCATCATAGCGCCGGCCAAGATCGCGCAGGAACTGCATGTCGCTCTTGTTGTGCTGTTCGGCCGCCGTGACGGTGGTGCCCGCGAGATCCGCATGGCAGCGCGGGGCAATACCATGATCGGCGGCAATCTGCCCGACGATGTCCGCCAGCGTGCGACCGGTCCAGGCACGCGTGCGGCGGGTGCGGAAGCTGCCCTTGAAATCGGCCGAATGGGCGGTGATCGTCACGCGATCGGGCGGGCCGTCCCACGACACGTCATCGACGGTGAAAGCGCCCTTGTCGACCAGGCCGGGCGTTATGCCGGTGCCGCGGAGCCATCCGATCCGCACCGTCAGCACCGCGCCTTCGGGCGGCAGGGCCAGCTTGCCATCATGATCGTGGACCACGATTTCGAGCGCATCCGCCTCTTCCCCGCGCTTTTCCGTGAGGCGCAGCGAGAGCAGGCGCGGGGCGAGCTTGTCGGTCAGATCCTTGCCGGCGAGCATGACCTGCCACCCGGCGCGGGGCTGGACATAGGCCTGCCCGTTGCTGCTGAGGGTGGTCGTTGCCATCAATCGACCCGCGCGAGCTCGATCGAAAAGGCATTGCGGCGGGCGATGCCTTCCTCTGTGAAGTTGTCCTTCTCCTCATCGATCCGTTCGATGGTGTAGGTGCCGATGACGTTGCCCAGACCATCGGCCAGCGGCCATGCTTCCCCTTCGTCCGCCATGCGCGCGAGGGTTTCGATGGCGAAGTAATCGCCCACCAGTTCCGGCACCAGCGTTCCCGTGATCGAAATGCGATCCTCACCGGGACCAAGGAACTGGCTGGCCGGGCGCGCGCCGAAACGGTCGCTGCGATCGTGCCGCCAATCGCGGCTGCGGCGCAGGCGATCGAACAGGGCGGAATCGGTCTCGAAAACGAACATGCCAATGGCGGCAAGCATGGTGCAGTTCCCCTAGAAATCGTCCCCGAAGCCGCCCAGGCCGCGCCGCCGCTGTTCATCCTCGATCCGGCGCATCACGCGATCGGCCAGGGCATCGGCATCCTCGCCGGGCTGCTGGTGGATGTGGATCTCGAGCTTGAGCGGTGCCCGCGCGGTGGCGGACAGCGAGGACAGTCGCGCTGGCGCCATGGCTGGGCCGGCGAGGGCGGGGCCGACGGAAGCCAGCATGGCGCCGCCGGTGAGTGCGCCGGCAGCCGGGCCGGCGCCTGGGTGCAACGCAGGCCCGGCCAAAGCCGGCGCGGCCAGCGCGAACGTGCCGGCGCCGGCCACACCGGCGGCAACCCTGCCGATCGCGCGCATGGGTTGCCGGCCGCCGCGATCGATGCCGAGCGCAAGGCCGCTGGTCATGAATCCGCCCATGGCCATGAACAGGCGTGAGGGGCTCTTGATGCCGAAGAAGTTCTTGAATGCGGCAACGCCGTTGCGGGCCACTTCGAGCAGGCGGTTGCGAAGGCCCATCGGATCGATCATCATCAGCAGGCCCTGCATCATGGCCGCGCCAGCGCCCTTCATCCATTCACCCGCACCGGACAGGATGCTCTTGATCCATTGCCAGCCCCGCTGGAAGGCGGCCCTGATCTTGTCCCAATTGGTATAGACGAGATAGGCGACCACGGCGATCGCCGCGCCGATGGCCACAATTGTCAGCACCACCGGGTTTGCCATCATCATGGCCCCGGCGCGCATCACGCCCTGGGCCAGAAACAGTGCCGCCATGCGCAGACCGCCGAAGGCGGAACTGGCCATTGTGAAGACGTTGCGCGCGGTGGCCACGGTGTTTAGCACCGTGCCGAAGCCGAACTGGAACGACCCGAGCGCGACCTTGCCGGCTATGAAGGCCGTGGCCAGCGTCATCAGTCCACTGGCCAGTTGCGGGTTGGCCTGCGCCCACTGGTTCGCGCGCTGGATCATACCGTTGATGGTGCCAAGGAAGGCGGAAGCCGAAGGCAGGAGCGTGGTGCCCAGCGTGATGGCAAGGGCGCTGGCGGTGCCCAGGAAGGATTGCCAGACGACCGAGGCATCCTGCGCCTCTCGCTGGGCGAAGGCCTGCGCGGTGGTGCCGCCCGATTGCGCGATCTGGGCGCGCATATCGCGATAGTCCTTCATGTTGAGGATCAGCGCGCGCAGGGCGGATTGCGCCTGCATGTCCTCCACCACGAAGCCCAGCTTCGACAGATCGCCGCCGAGCGCCTTGCTGGTGACATCGGCCAGCGCCTCCATGGGCGACTTGCCTTCGGCATAGGCGCGTTTCAGCGCGGCGGGCAGATCGACACCGAACTTTTTCTGGAACGATGCGATCACGGTGGGCGAATTGATCTTGGCGAGAAGGTTCTGAACGTTGGTGGCGGCTTCTTCCGAAGTGCCGGACGCGCGGCGAGCGATCTGCAGCGCGGCGGTCAGGTCTGCGACCGCGCCAAGGCCGGACTGGCCCAGCGACTGCATCTGCGCGGTCAGGCCGGGGAAGTAGCGGGCCATGTCCTTCACTTCAAACGCGCCGGCATTGCCGCCCGCCGCCATGATATCGAGTGCGCGGCCGGTTTCCCCGATGCCGACCTTCAGGTTGTTGAGATTGGCGAATGCGGCGGCCGCACCATCGGCGATATCGACCTTGAACGCGGTGCCAAGCCGGCCGATCGACCCGATCATCAACTGCGCCTGGCGCGGATCGAGACCGAAGCCGGCCAGCGTATCGACCCCCGCGCGCATCGCTTCGGGCAACTGGTGCGCGGCATCGGCGGCCGCCATGATGTTGCGCGCCATGGCCTGCGTTTCCGCGTTGGACAGGTTGGCCTTTTGCTGGATGTCCACCATGCCGCTGGAGAAATCCATGGCGGCCTTGCCCGCCAGGACGATGGGGGCGGCAAGACCGATGCCGCCAGCGACATTGGCGGCGCCGCTGGACTGCAGCGCGCCGCCACGTGCCGCGATGCGCGCGGTATCGCCCTTGAAGGCGTTGACGCGCTTCTGCTTTTCGATCTGGGTATTCACCCTGGCAAGCTGGGCGGCGAGATCCCTTTCCTTTTCAGCCAGGTGGGCGAGGTTCCCGGTGCCGCCGGCGATAGCGGCGGCCACGTCCTTCATCTGGCCCTTGAGATCGCCTGCCTGCCGGTTGAGACCGCGCAATGCCTGATCGCCGGATTTGCCCAGCCCGATCATGTTGCGCAGCGCGCCGGAGAGCTTGTCGTCTCCCAGGAACTGCACGATCAGGCTAAGCTTGTTGTCCATCGTCCGCGCTCCGCCGCCCTATTCCTGCCCCTGCATCCTGTTCCAGCGCGCGACGGCGAGGCGGCGCCAGCGGCAGAGTTCGAAAAAATCCATCGCCAGCAGATCGGCGATTGGCCAATGGAACACCGCCGCGATATCGGCGATCATGGCATCGACGTTCAGCCGCCCCCCATCTGCGCCAGTGCCGCCTTGATCGACGGCGGCAGAAAAAAACCGCGCACGGTGCCCGCCACTTCCATCAGATCTTCGGTGGAGAGCATTTCCGCTTCCTGCGTGGTGATGAACGGCGTGGCGATGCGCGGGACGACGGTGAGCAGCGCGTCCACGTTCCCGGCAAACAGGTCTTCCACTTTCAGCCCACCGCGCAGATCCCCGGCGCGGGGCTTTTTGAGAAGAAGCTTGTCGATGACCTGGCCGGACTTGCGCTCGATTGGTTCCATCAGCGTGATCATGGCGGAGGAGGACGATGGCGTGGGCTCTACGGAAGGAGCAGCTGCGATCGGCGGCGTTGCGGCATTCGTTGGCGTTTCCGGGATTTCCATGGCGGGTTCCTTGGGCGGGATTGTGCAGGTCTGGTTCTCCCTCCCGGCGCCCGCCACTGTCGCCGGGAGGAAGCTGGTGCGGGGCGCGGGCGCGCCCGAACCGTCAGGCGCCGATGGCGGCGCGGATCTCCGCGCGGCGATCGATGCCAAAAACCTTGAAGATACCGGCGACGAGATCGATCTCGATCCAGTCCACGCCGTCGACCGTTAGCTTGTAGTAGCTGCAGGCCATCTTGTACTTGTGCTGGGTATCGTCGCCCGGCTTGGCGTTGCCGAAATCAACCTCGGCATAGCGGCCCAGCACCACGATCTCGACCGCCTGGACGTCTCCGGTGGTATCGTCCTGATAAGCGCCGGCAAAGCGGCCCAGCCCGGCGTTGTGTGTGGCCGCGCCGAAGCTGCGCAGGGCCGAAGCGATCAGACCGCCGATCGTGAATTCGAGTTCCAGCTTATCGAGCCCCATATCGATCGGGACGGGGCCAAGCATGCCGCCGCCGCGCCAATCCTCGAACTTGATCATCAGCTTGGGAACGGTGACTTCGGCGGCTTCACCCCGGTGGTCGTTGCCATCGAGGTAGAGCCCCATATCCTTGAGCTTGGAAGGGAAACCCATCGTGCTGTCTCCTGTCAGGCGGCGATCTGCGCGGCGAAATCGCGGTAGTAGCGGTCGGTGATGCGCTGGTTCAGCGTGAGCCCTTCGAGCGGGGCGGCAGGCGTGAAATCGTAGTCGATCACCAGCTTGCCGGCGGCGAGATCGGTTTCGCTGTTGAGCGCCGGATCGAACCAGGCGCGCGCGCCGATCAGCCGGTTGCCTACCGTGAGGGTGCGGAAGCGCGCGTTGATCGTTTCCAGCATGTCCTTGACCAGGCGCGCGGTCAGCGGCTTGTCCACGGCCCAGATGAGGCCGTTGGCGATTTCATCCTGCAGGATCTGCGAGGTGCGAACCGCGCTTTCGAATGCCCAGGGGCCGGTTTCGGCGCAAGTGCGGTTGCCCCAGAAGACGAAGCCCGTGGGAAGGCGGACCATGGTGACGATGCCGGCCGCGTTGAGCGTGGAGACATCGGTGGTTTCGTCCTGGATGTCGAAGAACAGGTCCTTTGAAATGCCCGAAACGCCGGCAACCGCCACGTTGGACAACGTCTTGTGCCAGCCTTCGGTCTCATCGATCAGCGCGCGCATGCCCAGGGCGCGCGCCACGGCGTCACCGGGGAAGGCACTGGTCCAGTCGGGCCAAATCAGGGAAAGTTCGCGCTGGGCGAAGAGGGCGCGATAGGTGAGGACATCGGCAATGGTATCGCCCACGGCGCGCGCATAGGCACGGCCACGCAGCCGCGCGGCAACGATGGCCAGGGCGGTGGTGACCGCCTGGTTGTCGAGCCCCGGCGCGCCGATGATGCGCGGGCGAAGCCCGGTACGCGCTTCTGCGGCCAGCAATGCCTGCATGCCGGAATAATCGGCTATATTGCCCACGACCAGGTCATCCTGATCGGCGGCATCGGCATCGGCGGCAACGCGCACAAGCACAACCTGGGGGCTGACCTGATCGTTGATCGCCTCGAGCGCGGCGGGCAACGTGCCGGTGGCACCGATGCTGGCCAGGGCACGGCGCACATCGGTGAAGGGGACCGCCGTATCGAGCGGGAAATCGGCGGCGGCGGCATCGGGTGCCGTTCCGACCAGACCGATTACGGCGGAGGCGGCGGCCGAGATGGTGCGCGCACCGGTGACAAGCAGATTGGTCTTGATGCCGTGCAACATGGCGCAGCTCCTATCGGTTCAACGGGATGGTCAGGCGGGTGAGCGTGTTGCCGGCGAGGTTGCGGCGGCGGGCCAGGATGGTGACGGCGGTCAGCCCGGTGGCGAGTTCACCGGTGTAGGTTACGCCCTGCACGGCAATGCGCGGCTCCCAGCGCGCCAGGGCAATCGCGATGGCCATGGTGCAGAGCATCAGCGTGGCGCGGTGCAGGGGCTGATCGAGCAGTTGCAGGAACAGGCAACCGTAATCGCGGTTCATCGGGCGTGAGCCGATCGGCGTTGTCACGATGTCAGCCACCGACTGGCCAAGGTGGTCATCGCCCGCCAGCGCCTTCCCGGTTGCGCGGTCCATGCCGGTCAGACTGGTCATAGCGGCGTACCCGTCTGGCTGCTGCCGCCCTGGACACCGCCATGTTTGTGGTCTTTTAGGCTCTTGCCTGCGCCGATCACATCCTCGTCACCCGTCACAGTGCCGGAGGCGGAAAGGTCGCCTTCGACCGTCACGTTCGCGCGAACGGACACCGTGCCGCCATCGGGCAAAGCGAGTGCCAGTTCGTGCGCTTCGGGATCGTAGGACAAGGTGGCGCCATCGCTGAACCGGACGAGCGCGCGCGGATCAGACGCCGGCAGGGGGAAGGCGTCGCAAGCCACGCCGCCGAGCGCTATGGCGGCACCGATATCGCCCGCCGGGCAAAGAAGCATCACCTGTTCGCCCACAGCCGGGGGCAGCCAGATACGGATTGCGCCCAGGCGCGGCGCGATCCAGCGGATCGGAGGGGTTTCGACGCCATCGTCGATCCGGACCGTGCAGGTACCGCCCGCAAGATCGATCGCACTGACAACGCCATAGCGGATCAGTTCGTCGGGATCGGTCGGGTGGTCTTCGGGCGTTCGCATGAGCGCACCAGACACGGGCCGCGCGGCCTTCGCCAGGGGGCCGCGTTGTGCCCCCGGCAGGGACAACGCGGGCGTTTCCCGCAAACAGTGGAAGAGGCCTATTCAGGAGAAGAGGCTTCGGAATCAGCCGGATTGACGATTACACCGATCGCGATCTTGTGTTCCACGCCGGTCGCGACCTCCGCCACGCGGGCCTCGGTGGCGGCCTTGTCGTATTTTCCGGCCTCGGTGAGGCAGGCGTTGACCGCGCGGCGATGGGTGACCCCGGCATGGACGAACGTGACGGCGACAGTGCCGGCCTTCGCATCAAATTTGCCGATGGTGGTTTTCATGACGGGTTCCTTCGCGATGGAGATCAGCGGCCGACGGCGCGCCAGCGCACGGTGACCGGGCGGTTGAAATACTGGTCTGACTTGGCGCTATCGGCGGTGATCTGCGATCCTGTGGTGGTGGGATCGGCAAAGCAGATCACCGCAACGTTCCAGCCCGCGTTCGCGCCCTTGTTGGCGTTGCCGGAGATGTGGACCGTGGCCGCATCGGTGAATTCGATAGGGAAGGTGACGGCCGCAAATTGCACGTTGTAGCCCGTGCCAAGCACCACGGCGCCCCATTGTTCGATAACGAAGCCGCCGGCCCCATCCGGATATTTACGCCAATGCCCGTTCGCGTTGCTGCCCGACGAATGATAGTCCGCGATGTGCTGGGCAGGCGTCTTGCCGCGCCATAGGTCGGCATCGAGACCGGATCCGGAGCCATCCACCGAAACCAGCTTGGCCAGGACGTCGCCCGCCGTGTAGCTGTAGTAATTGAGCGGTGTGTAACCAAGCCGGCCGATGATGTCCGCGTACCAGGACCCCTGCTGCCCATCGAGCAGGTCGGCATCGAGGCCGGATCCGGAACCATCCACCGAAACGACTTTGGCCAGCACGTCAGCCGCAGTGTAGCTGTAGTAATTGAGCGGTGTGTAGCCAAGTCGGCCGATGATATCAGCATACCAGGACCCGTGCTGCCCATCGAGCATATCGGCATCGAGGCCGGAGCCCGAACCATCGTTGGATGAGCGCCACACGTCCGCGATGTTACCGTCCATCACGAGATAGCCTTGATCCACCGTGTCGATCGTGACTTTCAGGCGATAGGCGGGGCTCCACCCGATCTTGACGGTATTGCCCAACTGGCCGACGCCTGTACCCATTTGGACAGGAGTGTAACCAAGCCGTGCCGGGATGTTGGTATAGAAGGCTCCATGCTGGCCATCGAGCATATCGGCATCAAGACCGCTGCCCGATCCATCTTGCGCCAATAGCCAGCCAAGGATAGCGGCCCTGGCGCCGGACGGGGTCAGTGCGCGCAGGGCGTCGATGCCCGCTTGCGCTTCAACCGGGGTGGCCAGTTCCACCACGCCCTGCCTTTCGGTGGTGGCTGGCGGGTTGATGAAGCTGGCATCGCCAAAGGTGATCGCTGCCGCGTCGATATCGGTGAAGATCACGTCGACAGACAGAAGCGCGATAGAGGCGGCGACCTTTTCGAGGATCGGCGCGGCCTGGCCGTAGATGGCGAACAGGGTGCCGTCCGCCAGATAGAGGCCGAAGGCGCGCAGCGAATAGACATCGGCGCTTTCGTCCATGGCGGTGACGTGGATGGTATCGTTCGCCACCACGTCGCCAGCGATGGAGCCGGTGCGCTTCATTTCGCCGGCCAGCACCGTCATCGTAGGCGCGGGTACGATCGCGGTGGGGGACAGGCCGATCTGCGCGATGGTGACCGGCGCGGTACCGGTGTTCTGCGCGTTGACGATGGCGGCGCGCCCGGCGTTGGTGATCGTGATGGTGAAGGCCATGGAGGCGGCTCCGGATCAGGCGGCTAAGCATGGAAGGCGGGCGTAAGTGACAGCGCGACCCATGGCCCTGAGGCCGATGCGCCCGCGCGCCGAAAGGCCCACGGTGAAATCGAAATGGGATCGCGCCGGCTTGGTGCGGGCAACCTCCGCGATCACGCCCTCGATAAAGTCCGCGCTGGGAGAGGCATCACTTTGCCCGCCAAGCGTGACCGTGAGCGAGAACGTGTGTGGCGTCTCTGGCGGTGACTGTTCCCACCATTCGCGGATGACGACGTTGCCGCCGAAGCTGTTGACCACATCGGTGACCGATTTCCGCGTGCCCTTGCGCCGCTGGATGGCGATTGCGGACGCCACGCGCGCGCGGCGGATGTTCAGCGGCCAGCCGGAATCCCACTGATCGATGGACAGCGCCCAGGCGAGCCAGGGAAGCACGTCTTCCGGGCATTGCTGCGGCGACCAGATTTCACGAAAGGGCGTGTCGATCGCGCCAAGGCGGATCTGCGCCAGCAGATCGAGTGCGTGTTCGAGCGGGGTGGCATTAGGCGGTAGCAGAGAGCTGGTTGTGAGCGCGACGATCATTCGCCCACGCCTCCATCGGTGATCGTCACGCTGGAGCAGTGGCCGGCCTGCTGGCGCGTGATCGGGATATCGGCGGGAGGACTGGCCAGTGCCACGTTCTGCACGCCTTCGGGGCACAGGGCGGCGATGATGCCGGCACGGGTCACGTCGCGGCCCAGGCGGCGCGCGTTGGCCTGATAGGTGGCAAGGCGCGATTGGGCGAGCGCCAGCACGATGGCGCGATCGGGGCCGGCGAAGAAGGTGAGCGTGGCGTCTATCGCGTAATCCACGATGCTTGCCGCCTGCACGGTGACGTGATCGGTCATCGGCCGCACGTTGTCATCTGTAAGTCGGGCTTCCACCGCCGCCAGCACGGCGGGCGCGGGCGTGCCGTCTCCGCTGCGCGAAAGCACGGTGACCACCACTTCGCCGGGATCGGAGCTGATGGCGGAAGCATCGTTCACATCGGCATCGGCGGACAGGGCGTGGAAGATATAGGCGCCTTCCGGCCCGGCCACCGAATAACCTTCGGGTGCGAGGACGATGCGGCGGCGGAAATCGTCATCGCTTTCCAGCACGGCGGGTGTGCCCGCTTCCGGAGCGGCCGGGGTAATGATGAAGCGTTCGACGCCGAACAGCGCGCCCAGATTGTCGAGATCCGCGCCAATGGCATAGGCGACCATCACCGCGCGCGCAGCATCGTTCATGCGCTGGCGCAGGCCCAGCTCGCGGTAGCTGAACAGTTCCACCAGTTTGACCAGGGGATCGCTTTCGACGATCGCGCTAAAGCCGGGCCATGCTGCGGCAAGCCAGGCGAGATTACTGGCGCGGATCGTCTTGAAATCCAGCGCCTCGATCACGTCGGGCGCGGGGAGGCGGGACAGATCGACCCCGGTGAAGCTGTCTGAAGCGATGGCCATGCATCCACATCGGACGGCGGTGGCGATCTGCTCAACGCCCGCGCGTTGTTACCGAAATTCCGACAACGCGGCCCCGATGCGGCGCGAAATGCGATCCGCCAGCGTAGGGGCATGCAAGACATCACCCCCCGCATCGCCCTGGAACTGATCTGCCATGAAGGCGTGGTCCGCGAAGCCTATCGCGACAGCGCGGGCGTGTGGACATGGAGCGTGGGCATCACCGACGCATCCGGCCACCGGGTGTTTCCGCGCTACAAGGACAATCCGCAACCGATCGACCGGTGCATCGCGGTTTACCTGTGGCTGTTGCGCACAAAATACCTGCCGCCGGTACTTGCGGCGTTCGGCGGGGCAGAGCCGACCGAGGCGCAGCTTGGTGCCGCCCTTTCGTTCCACTGGAATACCGGTGCGATCGCGCGGGCGAGCTGGATCAGGCGCTTCGTGGCGGGAGACATCGCGGGCGCGCGTGCTTCGATGCTCGATTGGGCGAAGCCTGCGGAACTTCTGGCGCGACGTAAGCGTGAGCAGGCGCTGTTCTTCGACGGGGTGTGGAGCGGCGACGGAACGGCGCTGATCTACGAGGTTGCGAAGCCGCGCTACGTCCCGGTTGGCCCGCGCCGAGCGGACATTCGCCCGATGGTCGCATTGGCCATGGAGGATCGGCCATGAGCTGGTGGGGTGATAAGGCGCCGCGCTGGGCAATCCTGGCTGCTACCCTGCTGCTTGCGCGACTGGCACTGGCATTCGTGCTGGATCTGGGGAGCAAGGCCCGATCGGAGCAAGTGCGCGCCAGACTGGAGACCGGGCGCGCTGATGCCGCCGTCGCTTCCGGACAGGACGCGGTCGAAGCCGTGGGCTGTGCCGCGTCCGGCGAAACCATCATCGATTCCATCAACGGGGAGAATGAGCGTGCCATCCGTTCCGCACAGGGCGCGCATGCGCCTGTGGATCCTGCTGTCCATGATGCTGGTGTTGCCAGCCTGTGTCGCTTCGCCACCTATCGCAGCACCAAGGACTGCATGCAGTTCACTCCTGCCCGATGACTGGCTGCGAGGCGTGGCTGGCGCGCCGCTGCCCGGCGTGCGCGAAGTGGCGGACTGGATATCGTTCGGATCGGCCCAGACCGGCCAGCTTGATAAGGCGAACGACCGGTATCGCGCGGCAATCGGCATCATCGCGCGCTGCGAATTGCGCGACCGCGAGGCCGTGAAGCGCGCAAGCACCCGAAAATTTCCTGGCCTGTTTTGACCGGAGCGTTCCGATGAAGGACCTTTTTACCTGGATCAAGGATACCCTGTGGGCGCCATCGCGCCGCCCGTTCGCGATCACGCCGAGCGATGACGATCCGCTGCCCCTTCTGCCCAAGGGCATCTACGTGGGCACTGGTGGCGACGTGACACTTCGCGGCGTGGATAGCGAAGAAGACGTGACCTATAAAAACTTTCCATCGGCGAGCTTTATTGCCGTGCGAGCCAAATTTGTGCGCGCCACCGGTACTACCGCCGCCGACCTGATCGCGGAGGCCTGACATGCGTCCCTCCGGCTCCATGGGCTTTTCCCCCGAAGCGGCGGATAGCTGGCTTGTCACTCGCGGCCTTCGCCTGACGTCTGCCCAGGTCGCCACCACGCGCATTCCGGCGGCTGTCATGTCGTTCCGGACGATAGGTTGCACCACGGAAGGCGATGGTGGCGGCGGGTTATTCGTGCGCGTCGTCGCCGAACCGGCGCACGCCGGCAAACGGCAGGACGCGACCGGTGCTTGGTTCGAACTGGACGAAATGCTCGTGGACCCGCGCATGTTCACCGGGGTTCCCGACGCTGCGAACGCGGACGGCAGCGACGCTGCAGGATTCACCGACAACACCGCCGCAATCAACAACGCGCTCTGGTATGCCTCGCTGCGCGGCGCGTCGGCGCGCCCGGCCAGCACCTCCAAGATTGACGGCGCTTGGGCGGCGGGCGCTCGAATTGTCATCTTCCGGCCCGGCCCAACGCGCCAGAAGTCCGTCTATGGCGTCACCGGCCGATGCCAGATTTATCCCTGCTCTACCACGGTGATCGGACGCGGCGCGGAAGTGCGCGCCATGACGGGCTTCGCCAAGGCGGCGGCGGCGGATGCCGTTTCCGCCGTGTTTGAAAGCTCTACGGCACTGGAAGTTGCTGCCGGCGCCAAGAGCGTCCGCAATGTCCTGTTTGTCCTGCAAGGCAACATCAACTGCAACAGGATCGCTGATGTCGGTATTCAGGGTCACGTGGGCAACAACTGGAAGGTCATGGGAGAGAGCGGAAAAGTGCTCTTTCCGAAGCTGAACGGTGTCCGGTTCGGCCTGCCCGCCAACGGCGAGTCTATGTTCGAGTGCGACACCATCAAGTTGGATGTGCAGTTTTTCCGGACCGACACGGACACCGGCGGAACGAACGACCCCAACAGCGTCGGCATCGAATATGCGAAATGCACGGACAGCAAGATTGAGCAATGCACCGTGGTCGGCGGCCGGCGCGGTTTCCTCTCGCGATCCGGCGATAACACGTTCGACAAGTGCCATCCCTGGACTACGCCTGGTTGCGGCCCGATGGTGGCAGGGTTCACAAACTATTCCAGCGGCGTGAAGTACGACAATTGCGTGGCCGATGGGATGCAGAGCATGGGCGTCGCCTCGATCGGCGGCTCTAACGGCAAGGTGGCGGCGTTCGAGTGCTATGGCTCTGCCGAGATTTCGAACCCCACGTTCCTCCACTCGGCCAACCTTGCGCCCGATGGCGGTTCCTATGCAGGCGAGGCTAACCTCGTCTACTCGACGATCGCGCCCGGTACGGGCACCGTTTCCGTCACCGGCACGGTGATGATCAAGAAGCTCAACACCGCACCGAAAATGGGGGCGCTTCTCAACGGCGATCAGCGCGTCATCCGCATGTCGGCCCAGCTCGTGCTGCTGAATGGCGCGGACTATGACCGCACGCTGGGCGCGCTCCCGCTTGGCATCACCCGCAACGCCGCGCCGAACCGCGATTTCAGCATGTGGCAGCGCGGTAATGGTCCGAACTCGTGCATTGGCGCGGCCGGTCAAGTCATCCGCTTCTGTGATCGGTGGTGGACGCAAACCGGCTCCACCACCGGAGCGCGCACGCTCGGGCGCGAATGGATCACGGATGCCAACGCCGCAGGCATTTCGCACGCCTCCGTGCTCACCGTCGAACAGACGGCCGATCCCGGCGATGCGCAATACTTCAACCTGTGCGCCACCCTGCCACCAGAAGACCTGATGGACGCCGCCGGGAAGTACATGACGGTCGCCTTGAAGGCGCGCCTTGTCAGCGGTGCCGTTGATACCGGCTTTTCGGCCAGCGCCTATTGGGTCACCAGCAACGGCATCAATGGCGCCACTGCCAATTCGCCCGCGTCGCCGGTCCTGCCGCTCCCGGCGGTTACCAGCGCATTCCAGCTCTACCTGCTTCGCTTTCTGGTCCCCTCGATGGACGGCAAGGTGATTGACCCCAACTATGCCAAGTTGCAGGTGCAGATCGCGCTGCCCAAGACGGGCATCTGGAAGATGCAAATCGGCGAAATGCTCCACTCGTTTGGCGACGTGTGGCAGGATTTTCAGGTTCCATCGCGCCAGGATGTCGAGAACGAAGCGCTGCGCTTTTTCGAGCGGGTCAACTTCCGCACGATCAACGGTTCGCGCGGGGTCAGTTACAAGCGAAAGGCCAAGACGCCAGCTCTCACTCTTTCGGCTGGGCCGGCGCTGGTCGGACAGTGGAACCTGTCAGACGTTGTGGTGTCACACAATGCCAGCACCGACGCCGTGCTGGACGTGCTCGCCGAACTCTGACGACGTACCAAACAACTTCGCTTCCGTTCCTCTTACTCCTTACGGCGAAAGGGCGAACGGAAGCTCTTAAGGCAATGGATGCCCTTGCCGCCCACTGATCCTGCCCGGCGCTCCTTTGGCGGTGGCGATATTTGGCCTGAAAAGAGCTCGGATCAACGCTCGATCGACTGCAGTGCCCGTTCCATGATCAGGTCGCGATCGTCTGGCGAAATACCCAGAAGCCGTCTGGCGGCATAGCGGGTGCGGATAGAGTTAGGAATGCGGCGGTCCACGAGTGCTTCACCGCCGAAATGATTTTCTGCAGCGGTCTGCGCGACGCGCGGTTTGAAGCCGATCTCCAGTTCATCGGGCCGGACACGCATGGCGGTGTTGCGGACGAGTTCGATCTTCGGGAACATGCGGCCCTTGCGCTTGCGGATACGGCCACGCCGATCGCGTTGCGATCTGCGTGGCGGCATTGGTGTGCCATCGGGTTGCACATTGTCGCGCACGCGCCGGGCGTTCGACTGTCGCAAGGCTCTGGCGATAGCGCGGGTGACCTTGAGCCTTTCCCCCGGCGCCAGGCGCGCGAGATAGCCGGCGAGCCAAGGCTCGATCGCGCGAAGATCTTTCATACCGGGTCAAGCGGCGCGATGCGCGTACCCTGATGCCAGATCGAGAGGAGCGGACCTTCGTTTGGCCGCAGAGGAACGTCATCGGGGAACAGAGTGGCCGGTTCCTCCACCGCTTCCAGCAGCCAGCCACCGTCGGGCGCCGGTGAAGCGCGTACCGCCTCATCCAGCGGCAGGGTGATCTGCACGTCCCACGACCGGTCATCGAGAACATCGGCTTCGAAGGTGAAGCCCGCAGCGGAATTGGCGGCAAGCAGATCCGGCTGATACCGGCGCAGCCAGTCCACCACCACGAACATCAGCACATCGGGATCGTGCGTGAACGCTGTGGCGATCACGGTGAGATCGTAGGACCACATGAAACCGCGTTGCTGGGTTTGTGGCGCACGGATCCGCCCCTTTTCAACGAACATGGCGAGCCGAGCGGGGTCGGTGGCGAATTCCGGCAGGATCGCGGCGATTGCAGCGCGCAGGCTGTCCGGCTTCTTCACGGCCGATCGCGCCCGGTGCGATGCCGGTGGCATTCATAGTGCCAGGTGTGGCGCAGCGCGGCCGCCAGCGCGGCCAGGGCAACGAGAATGCTGATCGCCGTGCAGGCAATAATGACCGCCCTATCCATGGCCGGCTCCGTCCGAAGGGGTGTCTGGCGTGGAAGAGGCGGTGCCCATGCCAAGGCGGCGGCGGAACAGCCAGGCCGCGCCATCGAGCAGCAAGGGAAAGCCGATGAAACCCTGCGCCAGGGCAAGCAGCACCGCCGCGACGGGGTTGAGGTGATAGTAGCTGACAAGGACCACCGAAACGGTTGCGAAGGCGGGCAGGGCCGAGACTTCGCAAATGGCGAGCCAGCGTCGACGGCGCGCCCAATGTTCGGCCAGGACAGGATCCGTCGGCGGATCGCCCGCCGTGCCATAGAGCATGATGCCAAGCCGGGCGACGACGACAGTAGTGCTGGCGAACAGCGAGGCCATCCACCAGAAAAAGAATTCGCGCCAGTCGGAGAGGTCGTTGCCCATGAGCCTAGTTCCAGAGGTTTACGTTTTCGAGTGTGGCGGCATTGCTGGCGGGTGGATCGGGAAGCGTGACCATCGTGCCTTCGGCCAGGATCACGCCGGAATCGGCCAGTCCGCGGTTGAGCTCGTAGGCCTGTTCGACGATGCCGCCGGCGGTGGTGCCAAGCGTGCGCCAGCAGATCAGGTCCAGCGTATCGCCCTGGCAGGCGCGGACGACGGAGGGCATCAGATCAGGTCCACAGCGACGCGGGAAACGCCGAGAATATCGCGTACCGCCTGGGTGGCGCGCTTGTGATAATCGGCGGCGGTCAGGTACTGGTTGCCCGCACGGTTCTGCGCTTCACCGGTGGCGGAGGTATCGGGAGGCTGATCGAGCAGTTCGGCAGCGGTGGCGAACGTGACCGCCCGCGTCCACAGCACGGTCAAGCGATGGCGGGAGCCGATCTTCCGTTCGGGTTCGATTGCCGCCAGCGAGGCCATGCCATCGGCTTCGTGCGTTGCGCGCCAGGCGGAGAGTTGCCCTTCGATCGTGAGGAGGCCGCCCTCGATCGCGCCGACCAGGCGCGCATGCGTGACGGGCGTGCCCAATTGCAGGGTTTCGCGCAGAGCGTTGCAATCGATTTCGGGCCACCAGCCATCGCCCGGAACGATCGATGCCGGGGGCGAGGCAGGCGAGGGCGGGACGGCGACGAACGACATGGAAGGTCCTTTGGCACGCACGATATCGGGAAGAAGTGGGGGGTGAGGGCGCGGACCCTGTGGCTGATGCCGCAGATCCGTTCCCGCCCCCCGGCGCGGGTGGCGCAGCTCGTAAAATTATCCGGACGCGAGCTTTTTGCGTTCGCGCTCAAGGCCATCGATCAGTTTCTTGACGCCGCATCCTTCGTTCAGTTCCAGGGCGCGATGGAAAGCGGCCAGCGCCGCATCGATCAGGGCGCCCCTGCCGCCGGCGGACGCGCTTTCCGCTTCCGGATCGAAGGCATCGGCACGCGCCTTCAGCGCAATCCCAATGGCCTTCTTGAGCTTGGCCGAGACCTGCTGGTGCATGTCATGGTCCGTGGTGAGCGCGTCGATCGCGAGGAGCGTTTCAAGGTCCACGGTTGGTGTGGGGGTGAGCCCGGCGGTCGCCACTTCTTCCGCGATCAGCACGGCGGGCTTGCGCAGATATCGTTCGGGCAGCGCGATACCGGTGCCGAGTACGTAGGCGGCGAGCGGAAGCGCCAGCGCCCAATCGGCGATGTCGATTGACCAGACCAGCACGGTTCCGACGATCTCGTCCTGCGTGCCCGCATTGCCCGCCATCGCGCCTTCAACCCATGGGCGATAGCGGCCGATCATTTCCCGCTTGGCGGCGATCTTGCGCTCGATCGACTGGATGTTGCGCAGGGTGGACAAGTCCTGCCCCAGCGCGGCCAGCAGGAACTGGTACTCCGTGGCGACAGGCCCTTCATCGGGCATGGGCGACGCGCCGGGCACATCGGGATCCCCCGTGGCGATGGCGGCAAGTGAGCGGAGAAGGTGAGCGCGTGCCGGGGAGTTCATCGGCGGGTTTCCTTGGTTGGTTCCCCTCTCCCGGCGATGGAGAGAGGGGAGGGCGATCGATGCCGGCTATCCCGCGCAGCGAGCCGGCTGTGGTCAGACGTTGCGTTCCTTGATGTTTTCCACAAGGCAGGCGTAGTCGAGATCCTCGATGACGTAGGCCTCGTTCGACGAGTTGTAGTCGGTCACCTGATCGAGTTCCGGTTCGTCCCTGATCAGGCGGCGGCGCTTGCCGTCCTGGTAGTAGATCGAGAGGTTGTCGAAGCGCGTGATGAACACCGTGCCCGCCGGGAAGCCGGGCACCTGATAGGCCGGCAGCCCGCCGAGGCGCTTGGTGGACATGATCATGTCGCGCGCGATCTGTTCGGTCGGCGCTTCGGCGCTGTTGATCAGCGGAAAATACTTGTCGTGAAGCAAGTCGCCCGAGACCAGCACCACGAGTTCGGTATCTTCCTTCGCCCATTCGGCCAGCAGAGACTGCTTGGCATCCCAGACCAGCGCATCGAGCGTGGCGTAATCGCCATCGGAGCCATAGGTGACTTTGCCGGCTTCCTTGCCACCGACAATGGCCGATAGCACGCGCGGCGCGTTTTCGGCCCGCATCTTCGCCAGCCACCCGACGTTGACGTCCTGCAGCTTGGGATTGGCGACGCGATCGGTCTGTGCGGCGGCGTGCGTGCCGTTGAACCCGATCAGGATCCGGTCCAGCGCCACGCGCTTGACGTTGTTATCGCGCCACTTGGTTTCGAAGGTGGGGAACTTCGCCCACTTGTCGACCTTGGCGTACTTGATCGCGACATCGAAATTGGTCTGCTTGCATTCATAGCTCCGCCCGTCCTGGGCAGAGGGATCGATGCCGGTGCGGCGGGTGCCGCCAGCGGTGTTGGTGCGGCCGGCGATGGTGCTGCCGATGCCAAGGCCAAGCAGTTCCCCGGTCAGTTCATCGACCGGTTCGATGTTGATCTTCGACAGGAACTCGCTGGATTCCTGCACGCGCTGTTCCAGCTTCTGCTGGACCGATGGTTCGACCGTGAACTTGGCGGTGCCGGCCGTGGCGGGATCGATGCCGTTGAGCAGGGCGATCTGCGAAACCATCGCATAGAATTTGGCCCGGGTAGTGTTCTTCATGAAATGGTCCTCATGATTGGGAGGGGGACAGCGCGGGCGGGAATGGGGCGGGCGGGAGCGGGGCGATCAGCAATCGGTCCGTTCGACGTTGCCGCCGCCGGTGGCGGGCGGACGCTGGACGAAATTGCTGGCGGGGCTGCGATCGAGGGTTTCAGCCATGCCGGCGATGGTGGCTTCGATCCTGCCGAACCGATCGTTGCTGGCCCGAGCCATGGCATCGACGCTGGTGGCCATCTGGGCCATCATCGCGCCGAAGGCGGCAAAGCCGGCCGGATCAGCCGCAAGCGCGGCAGGGGATGCGGACGGGACGGAGGCAGGCGCGGCGGCGGGAGCGGTAGAGACCCGTTCCGGTTGCGGGGTTGCCGTGAAACGATCGAAGAAGCCCTTGATCGACGCGAAAACGCCGGTGGGATCGGCATCCGTCTGCGTTTCGGCAAAGACGTCCGCCGGGATCTCGTATGCCTGGCAGAACAGGTTTGCCTTGTCCTGCTTGCGCGAGGCGAAGAGGTCCGGGTGCTGGGCGGCGAATTCCAGCGTCTGCGTGCCGAACGACGCGGGCGAGTCCGTGACCGCCATGCCCACGAGATAGGCCTTGCCGGTCCCGCGGCAGTTCTGGCCGATCTCGATGCTGCTGAAGACCTTCTGCTTCTTCTGGTTGAGTGCGCGCAGCGATTCGAGCGGATTGATCGCCGCGAACAGCGCCATCACGCGCTGTGTGGCGTTGCCCACGGGCAGATCGACCTCCTCGGCCTTCACGGCCGTGACATCGCCCAGCATATCGAACGGGCCGCCGGGGATCAGGCCCCGGAAATGTTCGAGATTGACGCGCACGCCATAGAGCTGGGGGTTGAAGGTTTCCGCGCAGTCCATGATGTCCTGCCGCGTGATCTTGCGGCCATCGGTGGTGTCGCCTTCGACTGCTACTCGGAAAAAACGCGGCTGTTGCGCCATCGGGGATACTCCGTCCTCTGATCGTTTTGCTGACCTGCCCTGGCGGGGACGGGCGACCGGCTGACGAGTGGCAGAGGACAGGTTGGCGCGGCGCTTCGCAACGCGGGCGCGTTGTGCCCGCAGGTGCGACAACGGGGAAGGGTTAGGCGCGGGCGCCGAGGCTCATAGCGTGCCGGGTATGGAGCTGCCGCCCGACTTCGGAAACGACAACACGACGGATGCTGCCGGCGGGGATGCACCTGCCGGTGGCGCCGATGGCGTGCCATCGATCCCGGCGATCGTGGCGCGGCGGATTGAGGCGCGTTCCCTGTACTGGCGTGGCTGGGCGATCAGCCAGATCGCGGAGGAGCTGGATCTACCCTATTCGACGGTGGCGAGCTGGAAAACGCGCGGGCGATGGGATGATGCCAGCGCGATGCAGCGGGCCGAGGAGGGCACGCTCGAGCGGTACCTGATGCTGGTGGCCAAAGATCGCAAAACCGGCAGCGACTTCAAGGAAATCGACCTGCTGGGCCGGCAGTTCGAGCGGTTCGACCGGCGGCGCAAGTATCAGGACGGCGGCAACGAGGCCGACCTGAACCCCGATCGCGCCAACGGCGCGAAGGCAACCAACGCCCGGAAGGAAAAGGCACGCAACCGCGTCACGCCCGAGATGGTCGCGGCGCTGCGCGCGGACTTCGAAGCGAACCTTTACGGGCATCAGGAGACCTGGCTTTCCACGACGCACCTGCGCACGCGGATGCTGCTGAAAAGCCGGCAGATCGGGGCGACCTGGTATTTCGCGCGTGAACGACTGCTGGTGGCGCTGGAGACCGGCAAGAACCAGATCTTCATTTCGGCGAGCCGGGCGCAGGCCAACATCTTCCGCAACTACATCGTGCAATGGGTGCAGAAGGTTTGCGGGATTGCGCTGAAGGGCGATCCGATCGTGATCCAGCGTGGCAGCGGCGACGAAAGCGCCGCCGAAGCGCAGGAGCCGGTCGAGCTCTATTTTCTGGGTACGAACTATCGCACGGCACAGGGATATCACGGCGACGTCATCATCGACGAGTGCTTCTGGATTTATGGCTTCGAGGAGCTGTTCAAGGTCGCCAGCGCGATGGCGACGCAGAAGCAGTACACGATCACGCTGTTTTCCACGCCCAGCACGCTGGCCCACGAAGCCTATCCGATGTGGTGCGGCGACCGGTACAACCGGAGGCGCGCCAGGGCGGACAAGGTGCGGATCGAGATCGGGCACGAAGCCTTGCGCGGCGGCGCGATCGGCCCGGATGGCATCTATCGCCAGATCGTTTCGCTCGATGACGCCATCGCGGGTGGCTATGACCTGATCGACCGGGCGCAGCTTGTGCTGCAATATGCCGTCGACGAATTCGAGAACCTGTTCGGCTGTGTTTTCCTGGATGACAGCCAGAGCATGTTTCCGTTCCAGATCATGCGCCGGTGCATGGTGGATAGCTGGGACGTGTGGCGGGATTTCCAGCCCTATGCCTTACGGCCCTACGAAGGCGAGGTGTGGCTGGGGTACGATCCCAACGCCAGCGAGAACGGCACGGGTGACGATGCCGCGCTGGTGGCGGTTGCCGCGCCGACCAAGCCGGGCGGCAAGTTCCGCGTGCTGGAAAAGCTACGGCTGAAGGGCAAGGACTTCGAAGGGCAGGCCGAGGCGGTGAAGGCGATGGCCGGCAAATATACCGTGACCCGCATTGCCATCGACACCACGGGCGCGGGCAAGGCGGTGCACCAGCTCGTGAGCAAGTGGTTCCCGACCGCCGAAGCCATCCATTATTCGGTGCCGGTGAAATCGGCCATGGTGCTGAAGGCCAAGAACGTGATCGCCAACGGCCGCCTGGAATTCGACGCCGGGTGGATGGACGTGATGCAGGCCTTCATGGCGATCCGCCCGGAAATCACCAAGCACGGCGTTTCCTATGTCGCGAGCCGGGCTGGCGGCGTGGGCCATGCCGATCTGGCGTGGGCGATCATGCACGCGCTCTATTTCGAACCGTTGGACAGCAGCGAGCCTGTCGGCGGTGGTTCTACCGTGGAGATCTTCTGATGAGCGAGCCAGATACCGTGCCGGTGCAGGCCGATGCCTTCACCTTTGGCGAGCCGGTGCCGGTGCTGGACAGGCGTGAGGTATTCGACTTCTTCGAAGTGGCGCACAATGGCCGCTGGTATGAACCGCCGGTATCGCAGGCGGGGCTTGGCCGCGCCTATCGCATGGCGCCGCACCACCAGTCCGCGATCCTGCTCAAGCGCAACCTGCTGGTGGCGAGCTTCGAGCCGACGCGGTGGCTGTCCAAGACTGATTTTGCCCGGTTCGCGCTCGACTGGCTGGTGTTCGGCAATGCCTATCTCCAGTCGGTGCCGAACCTGGCCGGGGGCACGGCGCTGCTGAGGCCTTCCCCGGCACCATGGACGCGCGTGGGGCTGAAGCCTGACCAGTTCTTCTACGTGCAGCCGGGCCGGTTCATGGCCGATGCGCTGGAATATCAGCCGGGCTCTGTGTTCCACCTTATGGAGCCGGACCCGATGCAGGAGATCTACGGGATGCCGGAGTATCTCTCCGCCCTGCAATCCGGCCTGCTGAACGAGAGCGCCACGCTGTTCCGCCGCAAATACTACCTCAACGGCAGCCATGCGGGCTTCATCCTCTATATCGGTGAGGAAGGGCTGAACAACGCGGACAGCGACAAGATCCGCGAAGCGCTAAAAGAGTCCAAGGGGCCGGGCAACTTCCGCAACCTGTACCTCCACATCCCCAAGGGGAAGGACAAGGGCGTGCAGGTGATCCCGATTGCCGAGCTTGGCGCCAAGGACGAATTCCTGGGCATCAAGGAAGTGACGCGGGACGACATGCTGGCCGCGCACCGCGTGCCGCCGCAACTGCTGGGTATCGTTCCCAAGAATGCGGCGGGATTCGGCAATGTGAACGATGCGGCGCGCACGTTCTACCAGATGGAGATCGTGCCGATCCTGACGCGCATGCTGGAAGTGAATGACTGGCTGCGCAAGCCGGCGATCGTGACGAAGGAACCCGACTTCGTGCAGGTAGCTCGGGCCGCAGCCTGACCTTCTGCAACCGGCATTCCCGCCCGTGAGGCGGGGGCAGGGCTGCTGGAACAGCCCAAGCCGGCGGACTGGACCCGCCATGAACCGACCGACGTCGAATCGGTCATCCCGCCCACCACGTGGCGGCGGGAACAATTAAAGAACAAATGAGCGGAGTCCAGTCCCCATGCAATGCAATACCCTTGCCAATGCCGCGCAGCTTGATCCCGTCGGCACCGTGCGCCCGCTTGCCCCGTACATCGGGGGCAAGCGGAACCTTGCGAAGCGCCTGGTGGCGCGGATCAATGCGATCCCGCACCGGACCTATGCCGAAGCGTTTGTCGGGATGGGCGGGGTGTTCTTCCGCCGAGATCGGCGCCCGGCGTCCGAAGTGATCAACGACTGGTCGGAGGACGTTTCCACGTTCTTCCGCGTGATCCAGCACCACTATGTGCCCTTCCTCGATATGATCCGCTTCCAGATTACGAGCCGGGCGGGCTTCGACAAGCTGGCGGTGCTGGACCCGGCATCGCTGACCGATCTGCAGCGATCGGCGCGGTTCCTCTATCTGCAGCGCCTGGCGTTCGGGGGGAAGGTTGCCGGGCGTCATTTCGGCGTCAATCCGCCCGCGCCGGGGCGATTCGACATGACCAAGCTGGGGCCGATGATCGAAGCCGTGCATGAGCGGCTTGCCGGCGTGGTGATCGAGCGTTTGCCTTGGGCGGATTTCCTTGCGCGGTATGACCGCGAGGGGACGCTGTTCTACCTCGATCCGCCGTATTTCGGGTGCGAGAGCGACTATGGCCGGGATCTGTTCGACCGGGGCCAGTTCGAGGCCATGGCTGAAGCGCTGCGCGGTTTGCGCGGGCGCTTCCTGCTTTCGCTGAACGACCACCCGGAAGTGCGGCGGATCTTCGCGGGCTTCAACTTCGACGTGGAGGACGTGCGTTACCAGGTGGGCGGGATGGACCGCAGCAAGATGGTGCGGGAGGTGATTATCTCGCGGTGATGCGGCGGGGCTGGCGATGGGGGCGTCGGCCCACAGCCCATGCATGTATGGTCTATTGACCGATGGTTGGCTTCACCTGGTTCAGGCAGTTCGCGACCAGACCCCGCCGCTCCACGACCTTCCATAAACGTCGACTCACGCCGGAAACCGGACACGCGCTGTCCCAGCAAGCGCCCGGATAGCAAGTGCCCAATTACCGACGTTAACTGTGAAGGCGCAGATCGATTATCTTCCGCTGGCCTTTTAGGGTTTGTCCAAGCCAAATGCGCCCGCTCGCAGCGATGCAAGTCAACCGCGGTTCCAATCGTTCAACTCCGCAGTTGCTACCGGATTGTCATCGATGGGTAGACAACTGGGGTTAAAGGGCGGTAGTTTTCCCCAGCAGAATGCGGCTGACTAGAGAAAAAGCAGCATTGCATTTATACGGTTGATATCGCCGCCGATTAGGTGCGCTCCCGATAAGGCAGTAGCTATGCAATCGACAAATGGGTTCATTCAATGAGATTGCAGTTTAACAAAACTCACCTCTCGGTGACGAGCTTCCCCACGATAGAGTTGCCAGTGTTCGCGCTGATCACCGGACCGAACGGGGCCGGAAAGAGTCATCTTCTTCAAGCGATCAACAACGGGTCCATTCAAACGGACGTCGCACAGGCTAACACGCCAGCTCAACAGATCAGAATGTTCGATTGGAACAATCTGGTGCCGTATGACACTGGCGCGTTCTCCAGCGAAAGTCTCCGGAATGAACGCGCAGGGGCGCGGGACAATTTTCTGACGTTGCGGCAGCAGCCCGAGGCAATGGAGCCGCTACGGGCAATTGGGCGGCAGTGGAACTTGTCGAGCGACTACATTGATAATCCGACCAAGTTAATTGGCCTTCCATCTGAGGTTCTAGCGACATTGGTACCCGCTGGAATGGATGTCGTTGCGGCCGAAGAGCAACTCGCCAACGCTGCAAACGCTTCTAGCAACTGGATTCTCCAGCATACAGACGACAACACCAAGGCCACCCTAATGGCGATGAGCGCGGCCGCGAAGCGTCCGATTATCGCAATGAACGATAAGCACCTTGATGCGTCGGGAATCCCGAACTGGGGAAGATCAGATCTCTTCCAGCAATCGTTCGCCAGGCTGTTCGTTGCATACCGAGACGCAAAGCTTACGAACCTGCTGGCCGAACTGCAGGCCAGTAAGGGGCAACCGGGCGTAGAGTTCCTGTCCGAAGAGGAATTTACGAAGGCGAACGGGCCTGCACCTTGGGATTTCGTGAATCAAACGGTTAAGGCTGCTGGTCTTGATTTCGAGATTAACAGCCCAAGTCCGTACGACTTTTCTCCGTACACCCCGCAATTGACTAAGACGTCCAGCGGGGCAGAAGTGCAATTTTCCAGTCTCTCTTCAGGCGAAAAGATTCTGATGTCTTTTGCATTTTGCGTATACTATGCGAATGATAGGAGGCAGCTCGCAGTTTATCCAAAGTTGATCTTGTTCGATGAGATCGACGCCCCGCTACACCCTGCAATGACAAAAAGTCTGGTTGACACAATCACCGGTACGCTCGTGGGGGAGTTCGGGATCAATGTTGTGGCCACCACCCACTCGCCTTCTACGGTTGCTATGTCGCCGGACGATTCATTGTTTATGATGCGGCCAGGACGTCCGGGTCTGACGCAGGTGAAGAAGGCAGAGGCGCTCAACATGCTGACTGTCGGTGTGCCCACCTTGGCAATCTCTTTTGACGGGCGCAGGCAGGTGTTTGTTGAAAGCCCCGCCGACGCAAAAACCTACGACGCTGTTTACAAGTTGTTGAAGCCGAGAATCGGTTCGGAACGGTCGCTGGAATTTGTGTCGACCGGTGGGCTAACCAACGTCGGGTGTGACGTCGTAAAGCGACTGGTTGAGAGCCTTGTTGGGGCAGGAAACCAGTCCGTCTTTGGGTTGATCGACTACGACGGTCACCACCAAGGCTTGGAGCGCATCGCAGTCTTAGGTAAAGGCGAGCGCAATGGGCTCGAGAATTTTCTTTTCGATCCGTTGCTTATCGCCGCGCTCATCTGTCGTGATGTCAAAGTGCATAGGCCTGCGATCGGAATGGCAGAATCACTCAGCTATCCTTCGTTCCTGTTGCAAGGGCCTTCGGAGATGCAGGAGATAGTTGACCGTGTAACTGAGGCTGTGTTCGGAGGCTCGGCTGAGCAGCGCATTGAGACTGAATACGTCGGTTCCTATTCACTTTCGCTGGACCAGCGCTGGTTGCTTGAAGACGATCATAGTTTGGAGGGGAAAGTCATCGAGGCGTTCCCGTCCATTCAAGCCCTGACAAAGAAGCAAGCTGGGAAGCTGATGCAGCACATCGTTGGAACGGTCTTGTCCGATCGCATCGAATTGCTTCCGCAAGCGCTTGCCAATACCTTTATTGATCTGCTGGAGTGGGACTCCCACATTCAGGAGTAGGTGAAAGAGCGAAGTAAAACAAATTCACGTATGCTTTCTCCCGCGAACCGGATCATGCCCAGGCCTGGCGAGTGCGGCTAAGTGGGGCCGCCTGAGTCGGTCTTTCCATTGGCCAGGGACGCGGTCAGGCGAGTTCTGAACCATCGCTTCTGGAAAGACTGCCATTAGGCATTTCGGTCGCATACGCGGGCTTTGTTCCATCCCTAGCCTGTCGTCGGCGCAGCTAGGCGCGGATTCCGGGGAAATACCTAACCGCTCGCGTTAAGGTCACCGCATTCGCCGCACCTGCTTTCGCCAGACGCGATCGGGCGGGAAAGGCAGGCAGACGTCGCTATCGCTTTCCTGCACCAGATCGATGCGCGCCGGCGCGACCTTGCGGCGGTGGTTTGACCGGCAGATGATGCACCAGAAGCGCTTGCGCACTTCGGGCAAGCGATCGTTCCAGCCCCGGCGCTCGAAATGCCACCACAGGCCGTGCGGGTTGAACACCTTGGAGTGACCGCATTTGCAGATCGGCCGCACGCCTTTGTGGAACGCGGCGCATTCCAGCAGGTTGGTGGGGATCAGGATGCCATCGGCTGACCACTGGCCCACGGCATTACAGGGCGACGATATCCGTGTCGTCCGGATCGACCTGCCATTTGCCCGCGACGACCTGGTAATCGTCATAGACCCGGTAGAGCGTGAACGGATCGGTGGCGATCGTGGTGTACCGTTCCGGGTTTTCCGCCTTCATATCGTAGCCATTCGATAGCGCGTCCATGTAGACATAAGCCCGCATGATGATGGCTGTGGCGGCGACGTTCGGGGGCGAGAGGCCTTCTTCCTGGGCGAATCGGATCAGGCCATCTTCGCGTTCTTCCAGGGAAGATGCAGTGTAGACGTCATAGCCGCGCTCGATCTGGTCCATGGTGAGAGTGACGGCGTTCAACGCTTCCACGAATTGCTTCCACTCGCTGACGGGGGCGTTTTCTTCCGGAAGGTCGAAATGCTGCATGGCTGAGGCCTCGATTGAATAAGGAACAATACAAGAACAAATGGGCGATTCGGTCAAGCGCATTGACGGGTAAGCCGGGGCGCGGAATCATCCGGAAATGTGCAACCTCTATCGCCTGCGCAGTGCCGCCGCCGAAGTCGCGCATACGTTCGATGCCGAAGCGGACGAGGGCGCGAACTATGACGAGGAAGTCTATCCAGGGTACAACGGGCTGGTGGTGGTCGATGGCCGCGTGCGGGCGATGACGTGGGGCTTTCCCCGGCCAATGAAGGGCCGGAACGGACAGCCGATCAAGCCCAAGGCCGTTACCAACGCGCGCGAGGACAAGCTCCATACCTGGTTCTGGCGCGACAGCTTCGAGCGGAGGCGCTGCCTGATCCCGGTGACGGCCTGGGCGGAGCCGCAGGGCGAGGACGGGCGCATGACGCGCACATGGTATGCGCCGGCGGGCGAGGGTGTCTTCGCGATCGGCGGGATCTGGCGCCGGTCTGACGAATGGGGTGACGTCTATTCCATGGTGATGGTCGATAGCAGCCCGCAGATGGCGGACGTGCATGACCGCATGCCGGTGATCCTTCGCCGCGAGGACTGGACGCGCTGGACCGGTGCGTCGGCGGACGAGGCGTTTGGCCTGTGCAGGACGTGGCCGGGGGAATTGGCGGTGGATGCCACCGATCAGCCGTGGGTGGCCCGGCGGGGCGCTGCAGCGCCCCGGCTGATTTGATCGCGGGACGGCTAAAGCGCCAGGCGTTCCTGCCCTGATCGGCCCGGCGGGGGCGTTCGTTCGATCTGATCCGTAATGCAGCGCGCCAGCTCGCGCGCGGCATCCTCTCGCATGATGGACGTGGGGGCCGTGATCCCCACGCGCGCCCAGCCAGGCGCGTTTAGGATGGCCTCTGCGATGGCGGTGGTGTCGACTCTGTGTTCCATGGCGAGGATTGGAACATAATGTGAACATCGATGCAAGGGCGGCCTCGATCGATCGATGGGCGAGGCAGGGCGTGCCCGGCCGCAGCGTGCCCCCTGCGACCTCGCGCGCCGCGCTTGCCCCCACGCCCCGCCTCCACGCTTTTTGGGTCGAAATTTCGCAGTCGAGGTAGGAAGCAAGGCGGTGTCGTAGCGCCAAAAACGGCCGTTTTGCGTGGTCACAGTGCAGTGTGAGGAATGACGCATTCCTACGCAGGTCACGCATTGGCGCTGATCGGAAATATCGATGGGCAAAACGATCAATCCCGGCACGAACCTTGCCCCTCGGCCCCTGCCGAGCCCCAGAGCGGCATAGCCGCTCTGTACACAGGCGCCTTCCATGCTCCGCTGATGGCGGATAAGACGGTTCCGATAGTGCGACACGATCAAATTGCGCGTGGCGAAGCCACTCCTTTCCATAGGGGATATATCCCCTCCCGGTTTCTCAGCACGTCGACGATTCGCGCTCCTGGTCAATGAGCCTTGCGATTCTTGCGAGAGTTTCGCCCGCGAGCTGGTCGCCAGTCCAGGTGTCCCTGACCAGCTCCTGAGCGCTCAGGCCGGCAACCATCGTCCTCCATTCCTCTGCCTGTTGCTCTTTCCGCCAACGGGCGTCGTCAGGGATGGGGGCTTTGCCTAGGAGGTGCTTGACCAGCCCCTCAATCGACTTGGGAAGGAGCAGAGCATAGGCGTTGGTGATCTGTTCCACCTGCGGTCCAGCTTCGCTCTTTCTGTCAGTGGGACGGCACCGTCTGATCCAATGTAGGAAGCCAGCGGTACGCAGTCGGCGCAACGCAGCGTGGACGGCCGAGTAGGAGTGACCGACGGCATCGGCAATCGTAGCGATAGCCGGCTCGAGCGTGCCGGTCTTGAAGTCGACAAACCTTGTGTAGAGAACCTCAAGGACGTCCAGCCCGATTTGCCCCAGCACGCCATTTCTAGTGCCGGGATGCGAGCGTTGCCGCTCGACGCGCGTGCGGCGCTCGAGCTCCTTGGCGCTTTTCAGGATTGCGCCGATCCTGCGTCTGGCACCACGCTTGGTGCCGTCCGCGATCGGCCGCCAGAGCCGATGTTCGAGCTGCCCTTGGTTGTAAGTGTTCCGCCAGACCGGTTGTCCGGACCGATACACTTTCTTGGGCTTTGCCTGCGCGATGATCTCGCCAATCGACCGCACGGTCAT